AACTTAGTGATCTCATCGTGCAAGCGTAAACACGCTATGCTGAAGCTCTCACTTAGCTGCTCTTTTGTTAGATCTCTTTTTGCCATATCCTAGTTCTTTTAGTTTCGCTATCGCTTGCTCCACCTGTTGTTTGTTTTTGCAGATGAAGAGAGCTGGGACTGGTTCTCCTGAGTCTATCAAGTGACGTAGGAACAGCTTCCACCGCATCGGGAAATCATGATGCGATGGAGTGTACCCTTTGGTTTCTATTACCCATTCTCCGTTTGGTCCTACGAAGTCTGGAGTGTATTTAATTGGAAGGACTATCGAATCTGTTCGGTCCGATAGGTCTTTCCTTTTCGTAGTCATCTTCCAGTATGTACCAGGGTATCTGAATTTATCTACGAGCATGTATTCATGTGTCTCGTAGGTAAAACTTAGCCCCGATTCAGCTAAAAGATCAGCACATGTCTTCTCTAAACCGCTCTTATACTTACCTAAAGAACGTTTCTTAGCTGACTTACGCCGTGGAGTCCCCTTTGTCTGTCGCTTCACTAAAGCAAAGTTACAGCTTAATTCTGTAAAAACGACGTGTTAACGGGAAAGTTTATGTAATCCTGCTTACCACCCTCTAAATCAACAGATTCAAACAACATTTTCTGCGTCTTCCACACTCGGAAGGCTGTTCTTGATGTGTTCATTTCGAACCGAATTGGCTCGTCGAGTGATGTTGGCTCACCACCCGTCTCTACATCACGCACCTTTCGGACGTGAAACTCAGTGACCTTACGCTGAGCGTGATCAGGGTGCTGAACCTTACGGTGAATTGTAATGAAGCAGTCAGCACGGTTGACGAACTTACCGCCACCTTCTGTGTCTTCTGCATACGGAGCCACAGGCAATCCATCGTCACCCTTGCGACGTTGCGCCTCTGTGACAGCATGCATGTTCAACCACACAGCTACGTTGTTTGCGGTGGAGAACGTAAGGAACTCCGATGCAGCTTCGTAGTGATAGTCGTGGGTACCGATGTTGCTGTTACCCATGTCGAGCTTGAGGCTGTTGTAGGGGTCTACAAATACAGCATCCACTTCTTGTTGCTTCAGAATTTTTTCAAGGAATACGATAATGTCTGAGTAGCTATACACCTGCTTATTGCTGATCACGGTGAAGTGTTCACCCACCCATTCGTATGCTCTCTTCCTCTCCATGTGGTTCATGGACGAGATAGGCTTGTTCATAGCGAACTGAATCAACGACATCTTGAGGGACGCTGTACGATTCTCCGATGAGTACACTACCCACTTCCATCCGTGGCGGATAGCTGCGTTTACCATGAGGTACAGCACCATCGTAGTCTTACCTACGTTACTATGTCCGTTGACGATAGTGAACTCCTTCTTGTATCGGAAGTACTTGTCCATCTCAGCATCGCCCGTGTCTAGACCTACAGGTATACGACCGTTAGCGTAGTCATCAATCCAACGGAAGTCCTCGTCGTCGGATGAGATGAAAGACATGTCGCCATCGTTAATGAGTAGCTCACGCTGTGCCTTGCGTTCGTCATCGATGGTGGTTCGGATAGGGTCTTGCTTACCCTTCTCCATCGCCTCCTTGATCGTGCGAACAGCCTGTTGCTCGTCGTCTACGTCACGCTTGAGAATCTCACGGGTAAGTACACGGACCACCTCGTCTTCTTCCATTCGTCCAGCAGCTACGTAGCCCCCGCACAGCTTAGCAGCACGAAGTAAGGTGTTGTGTTTCTCCCCGTCATCGCACTGACGTATCATACGCGCAGCCAGGTTTAGCTTCAGGTAATCTGTGTATTTTCCTGCCTGAGATATAGCCACTTGCGATTCGCTCTTCTCAGTAGCAAAGGCACCGAACGTAGCAGACTCTTCGTTAACGATGAGGTCAGGGTCGTATGACTCGAAGCATGCACGGGATTCGTTGATGCCCGACTCGTCTACTTCGAGGTCGTATTGCTTCAGGAAGTACGTGCGGAGCGCACGGAAGTGGTCACGGTGCCGTTCAGGGTTGCTTACCTTAACGAGCGCCTTAAGTCCGTCACCACTCGGAGAAACCCAACAGCTATAAACGTAAGGATCCGTGGATAGAAGCGCCTTGGATGACGCAACATCAATGTGATCGAAGTCGAGTACAATGAATTGGCTGTGCTTCGTAAGCGCCTCATCATTACGTGCTTCAAATTCCCCTGAGAAGAGGACGACAGGTAGTTTCTTTTTAAAGTCTTTGGAGCCATTGCGTACTGCTTCAATCAATGTTTGAGACTTCCCTTCCTTGATTCGCTTCAGGGCAGTCGCTAACTGAATCACATGTGCATGCTCCTTGTTCTTTTTGAAGACATCCTGGAATATCGTGACTTTCATTGTAATGGTATTCTAGTAGTAAGTTGAGGTAGTGAATTGCTTTTAGAACGTCCTCCTTCCCATTCTTGTGGGCGTGTCTACACACGTACTTGATTACGTTCCCTTCGATGAACGGTATGTCATTAGCAGCTACGAACTCAGTAACCTGAATCTTCATGTGCTTGTAATGCTCACCGCCTATCTGTTTATCGCTATGTTTCTTTGACATCTACAGTTGTTCCTATTTGTTTAACGGTATCGACCCTATCGATTATGATGGTGCGCTGCTTGGCCTTTGGGGTAAGCAGTTCCTGATCGAGCCTGTACATGGTGTGGGCGTCGTGCTTCATGATATCCCTAGGGTTATCGTATCTGCTCACCATCCACACATCTCTTGTTTGGGGGTGCTTGTTCTTAATGAACGTAGCTTTCCCAGTCATGTAATAGATTGGTTGACCCATGGCACAAAGATAAGGGGAAAGAAAGGGGGTGGAGCCTAAGCCCACACCCCCCTACTAACCTGAATAACTCAACTATACTAGAACGGGATAGTCTCAGTATCCTCTGTCTTAGCCGTATTGTTACGACGCTCCTGCGCCGCTTCGCTGTTCGGGTCCCACACGCTTAGGCATGCTTTGCCGTTCTTCGACATGAAGAGACGGAACCGAACGTTACCGCCTTGACCGCTAGCATCACGATTCGTGGTGTATTGGTCAATGCAATCCTTTAGCTCGTTGTCCTTGAGGCGGAAAGACCACCCCATCAAATCGCCGTTTTCATTGTAGCTAGGCTCATCTGCCCAGCCTACGAGAACACTCTCGTACTTCTTGTTTTGATCACTCATTGGATTAATGAATTAAAAATTAAAATAAAGGTTTGTAAAAATAAGGTGTAAATGGTCAACGCAACAAGCGCAGCGCCTAACATTTTTGATAATCGTTTAAACTTCATACTGAAGGTAGTCTTTTACTGGGTCGTAATCCTCCCGCATAAACTGTCGGATACGATTCACAGCATCGTTAAACTTCATCTCGCCAGTGAATAGCGTTTCGTCGCTACACTTGACGAGAGCGGGAAGGTAAGGGTAAGTCTTCTCCTGTACAACCCAGTAGAAATCCTTCATGCCAAATACTTTGCAGTAGATGTATGCTTGGATGTCGTAGCAGAAGTCTCGCACTGCATATCGGAACTTCTCCGCACTACGCGCTGACTTGCTGTCGCTGATGAACCCGTCACCAAGGCAGTCCAAGAAACCCTTGACTTGCACTCCATTGAGTTCTTCCAGGAACCCCACCTGGTAGTCACCTGCTAGGTACGTATCAAGTAACCCGCAAGTGGCAAGCCTGTCGATCATGTCGTTAGCCATCTGCCAATCGTCATGCGACACGATAGTTTTACCCTCCTCAAGAGCTTCTGTTTTCATAGACTGGACAACAGCCTTGTATTCAGAGGTCATCGAGGGCTTCTTAGAACTGCGAGCTTTATCAGAAAGCCTAGACAGTATCTGACTGTCAGACATCACGATGTACTTCTCGAATGCTTGATCACGCTCAAACAAAAGCATATCGTATAGTGTGCCGAAGTCTAGCGCATCAGACTTGTACTTTAGTTCTCCCTTCATGTAGCGGTCGAACTGTGCCATGTCGCCTAGTGCTTGCTTCAGCGAGGAGTACGACAGGTGTGACTTACCGTACCGTTCTTGTAGTTGTTCAGATAAATTCATCGTATACTGGTGTTCCGTCTTCGTAAGTGTATTCGTAAGTCTCAATCTCTGCCCACTCGGTAGGTGGTGAGGGTAGCAGCCAGAATCGCTTGCCCTTTCGGTTAATGAAGAACTCAGCGATGTTGAACTCCGCAGGGAATTCCTTCTGCTTGACGAAGAACAACCCCGAAAAATCAGGGTTGCCCTCCTTCTCTGTGTCTACCCAGTGCTTAGGCATCTTCGAGTTCAAGCATTGGTCACGGAATCGCTGATAAAGCTTCTCATTGGTGCGAGTCTGATCGAGTGGCATGTACCACGTCTGACCGTTCCATCGCTCCTTCCTCATCGTACAAACTTTTGGAGACCAGCAATCTGTTTCTCGGTGAGAGAGGACTCATACTTGTCCATGATGGATTTGAATGCTTTCTTCTTGTCGGTCTGCGACTTGATGTAAGCAACAGCTTTGTCCATGATGTTTACAGGCGGCTCCGTGTCGAACTTCTCCTGTACTTGCTTGACCTTCTTGTCCGTGCTGCTTTCTTGCTTGGCGATTGCGTCCGTGACTTCATTAGCTGACGCAATAGAAGTGTCGATTCCGATTCCAAGCATAGCGAGAGCTCGCCCGATTGCTGAGGTTTCGCAGTTCTCAACGTAGCTGGTCTTATTGATGTTAGATGCACCTTGCACTTCGTGTGCATGTCCAGTGGCAATAACACGTCCAGTAGCATCTGCGATGGTTGTCTTGCACACACACTGTTCTGACTCCAGATGGGTGAAGTCA